TCACGAGCCTTCTCACGATGGATTTGTTTCTTCAGCTTGCGCTCTTCACGACGAGCTTGACGAATAGCTTCACGCTGGGGATCATCACTCCCGTCGCCGTGGTCGTCATCTAAGTCATCGTCATCACGAACGCTACCCGCAAGGCGATCATCTTTGTCACGGCGGCCATCACCGTCGTCATGATCGTCATCAGGAAGTTCATTTTCAGGGATGGTAATGGTCGCGGAACCGTCATCATCCTCAGAAGTCTGGATACTCATCTTTTTGTCGTCGTCTTTGTCGGTACTCATAGGAATGCCTTCACTTTCAAAGGATCACCAGTCACTTTTGCAATGACTTCATGGTCGTTGAAGATAGAAAACAGGGCGTTACCCTCTGCTTTGTCCGTCTTGTAGGGAACTTCCCAGCGGTCGCCGCCCCATTTGGGTAAGCGAACGTAGTCACCCACTTCAATCCAGTTGCCCTCAGGCCACGGTTCCATGGTGTCGCGCTTTTTGAAAGCGAGTGGTCCAATCGCGATCACTTTCGCAACCTGCGTGTTCCACTTTTCGGTCTCTTTCGTCTCTTCGGGGATGTAAATCCCTGATGCTGTCACCTTCTCTTGCACGGCACGCCATTGCACGAGAATACGACCGCCGACGGGTAGAGCTCCTGGGTCAACTGCGGGAAATGCTTCCTGCAACTGCGCTTCATTCGAAGCTTCCAGAACTTCATCTGTCATCATCGTCTTCCTTTAGTAGACTATCTAAAATACCCAGAGCTTCTGCAAGCCCTTGGTGCTGTCCTACCAATCTCTGGTAGGTTTCGAAGTTGACGGCATGGCCATCAACTAACGACTTCGAAATGGCAGTCTGGCGCTCTTTGATAGCACCGATCAAATCGCTGACTAGAGCCATTTTACTTTTTCTTCGCTACAGAGCCGCCTTGGGCGAACTTCTGGGGGGTACCTTGACCGCTGGTCTTGCCAGTAGTGCCGGTAATGGGAGCGCCCATAGCCATGCGTTTGTGCTGAGGCACTGCGCCTGTCTTTTGCTCTTGATCACTTGTTGACATTTTCTTCTCCTAAGTTGGATTGAGCCGACTGAAGAGCAGTCAGCGCGGTTTGTGTTTGCTCGTGCTTGAGGCGTTGATCCTCTAACCCGAGCTGAGCACCTTGCATACGCTCTTGCGTCAAGTTGTTCATCGTGTCGAGAGCAACCTTGATCTGCTGATCGCGTGTTTTCAGAATATTGTTTGCGCGGTCTTGGTTCGACTTCAGAGCGATGTCGGCCTTGTCGCGGGCGGCTTTACGTTCTGTTTCAGCCTTGGCTGCCATGAGCAGGGCTTGATCACCCGACTCGAGCATCGGTTCTGGCTTATATTGCGCCGCCTGTTGAACCATAGCCTGTAGAACGGGTAGAACTTTTTGGAACGTTGTCTGGGAGTCTTGGTTAACGTGCTGACCGGCCAGAGCAAAGAGTTTATCCACCTCAGCAGTAATCTCTGGGGTGTCGTAATCATCAATCGGCTTGCCGAGGGCTCCCTCAACGTATTTACGCATCTGCTCAGAGTACCAGAGCACCAAATGTTGCTTCAGATGCTCAAGAGCTTTGGGCTGGAATGCTGGTGCGATGAGGGGGTTGGAGCCAAAAATGGGGTTCTGAGCGTAATCCAGATGAGATTGCAAGTGCGCAAGGTGGTTTTGATGTGGATACGCGAAGGCTCCGCGTCCCAGAGACATGTTGACGTTCTCTTCTGCAGCGTTCAATTCCACAGGCTCTGGTGCGTTGGGCATCAGCTCCTTCATGTTTGGAATCTTCATCTGCTTCAGCGCACGTTTGACCACAGCTGTCGGGTCCATGACGCCAGGATACTGCTTATCGAGCGCGATTACGGCCTGTGTTTGGGCCATACGTTGCGTCTCGCTGAAGATATGAGGGTCAGATACGGGGATGATGTCGCTAGAGGAGCGGAAATCGTCACGGGTGACGTCCAACTCCTTCACGACTTCGCCTTTGATCTGCTCGTCTAAGTACCATTTGTTCAAACGGCACAAAATCTTCAATACTCGGGCCTGACTATTGTGCAAACGGGCGTGGATTGCCGAGTAAACGGCTGCGCCTTGCTCAATCAAGGCTTGCGTAGTGCCTACTGGAGTGTTGGAGTTGACATCGGCGACTTTTTCTTCGCTTGTAGTCACGACTCCCTTGGCTGCATCAGTCAACCAGCCCAGTAATTGGAAGAGAACGGGCGATGGAGGGTTGAAAGGCATGGGCATGGCGATCTTACGAACGTCATCTACGCCAGGAGCGCCTTCAATGTCGGTAACTTGAGTGATGTCGATCTGGGCCGACTGGCCGCTGATCTTAGAACCCTTCAACTTCAGCATGGTTGCGCTGTTGTTGATGTGGGCTGTGTCCAGTAGAGCGCGCAAAGAGCCGGTAAGCGCAGCGGCGAGGCCGCCAATCAAGTGAGGGAAACCGATAGCGTAGGCCCCGCGCCATGGAATGAACTTGAACTCCACAATGTGATCAAGTTTCGTGTAATTGTGATCGTCATCTTCCCAGTTACGGTAGAGGCCGACTACTTCACGCTTCTCTTCGTCGATCATCAAGATGTACGGAGCGAAGCGGCTTTCCGAGTACTCATCACCATCAAGTTCCAAGTAACAGTACGTATGGTACACGCGACGCAAGCCGTCAACGTTCTCATTGCTCTTCTTACCTTCGATCTTGTCGTTGGCTTTTTGAGACTTGGTTTCCTCAGGCTCTTCGGTCGACATCGATGCGTCAATGTCTATGTAAAGCCCGCGCTCAACTCGCTGCTCAAACTCCCAGTGCGTCACGTCGTTGATCTCCGTCATGCGGGGAGACGTGTAGAAGTTCACAGATGCGAAGGGCAGCAAGATGTTGTCAATCGGGATGAACTCGACGCAAGGGCGACGCTTGCCTTCGTCATAGTAGATCTTCAGGTACTGTGAGCCGCCAAGTGGGAGCTGTGTCAGCATCTGTTCCATCTCGTCGCGGAACTCTTCAATCTGTTCCGTCAACTGCCAGTTCATGTACTCCTTCTTGCGGTCAGCAACTTGGAGTTTCTCGTCGGTTTGTTCGCCGATGATGTTTGTACGGACGGGGCCGTCTGGAGGGAAGAGCTCTTTGATGGCGCGGCTCTCGAAATCCACGCACGCTTCGGCCATGATGGGGTGGACTACTTTGTTGGCGCCAGCGAACTGAGCACCGCCAGGAGCATCATCACCCAGACCCGTACGACGTAGGCCTTCTTCGTACTGCTTGTCACGATCTTCACGCGCTTCGGCGTCGTTCTCTATCAGGTCAAGGTACTTAGTGGCGAGGGCGTGCAACGTACGTGAGTCCATCCACTCGGCCATGTTGCCGTAGAAATCTTCGTCTTCGATGGGGCCTTCAACGTCCCGCAAGCGGATGATAGCTCCACCGTCAGGAGTTTCCTCCAGCTCTGTGTCCATTTCCTCTGAGAGGTCAATGTCAAAACCTTCTTGGTCTTCAGGACCTGCTTCGGCTTCGGTTTGAGGTTGAGGAAATTCTGGATTGAGTGTAGCCATGGTTGGTCCTTACATCGCGTCAACTGCGCAGAGCTCTAAGCGCAGCGAGGCGTAACATCTGGAGGCGGTGTGGAGAGGGTTTTTTCTTTACTACACCGCCGTTATACAGTTCTACGGTGCCTTCTTCAGGTTCAGCCGAGCTATGCTGCTGAGGATTCATCTTCTCAAGGTTCTCTTGAATTCGCTTCTGCCGCTCATACTCTTTGGCGGCGGGTACGAATGATTCACGAAGCTGACGAAGCTTCTCTTTGATTTCTTCTGATGGATATTTCACTGTGCCGCCCTGAGCGTATTTTTGATACTTCTCAAGCTCTTTCAGCTCCATCATCTTTTTCAGTTCTTCGGCCGGTATACCTTCGAACAGATTTTCACCTGCGCTCAGGTTCACAGTTTCTGGGGTGAGTTTATTTCGCTCCATCATACCGCGAACCGTAGAAAGAGATTCATCGCTCGGTGCAGACATCTGCATTAGATCTAGAGCTTTACCGCGCTGCCGGCCCATGAGCAACTTAGACTCTGGACTGAAGGCTTCGTCTGCTGTAGTGCCGAGCTTTCCTGCGTATTCAGGATCTTGGATCACCTTGTTGTGCATACCCGATTCGGGGAAAGCCGCAAAGGTCTCATTCTGCGGGTTGTACCAGAAAGGCTCGGTTGAGGCTTTTTCTTCTGGACGCCAGACTAGACCTTTACCGCCTTTGGTGGACGGTTCGAAGCCGTGCTTCTTGTAAAAATTCGTCAACGCTTTCTGGCTGACTTGGCCCTTGTCCCAAGGCCAGAGCGTGATCGGGATACCGGCTTCTTGTGCGTGCTCTTTGATCGCGTTCAACGTTCGTGAGCCTACGCCCTTGCGCTGAGGGTAGCCGGAAATCCAGTCCAGCTCCACCGCGTCTTTCATTGTACCGCTGGGCTTCAGTTCGAACGTGCCGAGTGATTCTCCATTGTCAAACACCATAGCCCGCTGACGGGGATTCATCGGGTTCGTAGGATACTGACTGTTGACGTCTTCAATGAACTTGCTCACCTTGCTGGGGTTACCCCCGCGTTCAACCACCCCAAGACCGTACACTGGTGCTCCGGTTCGAGATGCAGCCTCCATCGCGAGCTCGCCCGCTTTCGGAGCGAGGGCTTTGCTAGCGCGAGCCAGTGGCCCGCCCACAGGTGCAAGCTGTGCGCCTATGCCGGTAGCGTACCCGACATCAGCTGCCTGACGTATCCCTTCTCGCTTGGGATGAAAGACTGACCAACCTTGATCCTCGAACGGAGTGCCGAGTGCACCCGCTACGGCGGCATAGGTCTTGGGGTCTGGAAGCGTATTTACGTCACGGGCCGCCGCTTTTGCGCGAGCGAGTGCTCCCTGCTTACGCAGGTTCGGATTAAACCCGAATGCAGCTTTGTCTTGGTCGGCCATGGCGTGAAATTATAACTTCGGCTTAGACTGGCTCGTACGTCAGCTCAAAGATGTCCGGTTTGCAGGGATAGTGCTCACCTTTGACGCCCGTGATGATGTAGTCGCCAGCGGTTACAATGTGTGGCCCCTCAAGGGTGCTGATGATCGGAGTGCCCATCCCGTCTAGGTACACAGCGGGGTGATCACCCACCTTGAACCATTGCACGGCTTCGATTACTACGGGTTTCTTGCGGTATTTAGTCATACGGTTTTTACCTCATTGCTTGCGTCATTGATACCTTCTAAAAACATATTGGCGTCACGCGCAGTCAAGGCGCAGACGTACCGATCGCCTTCACGCTTGAAGCGGGCAATCCATTGTCCACCTACTAGCGGCAACTCGATGAAGGGTAACAGGCGACCCTCGTTGTGCATGGAAACTATGTTGCTCAGCTCTTCAGGGGTATACATCTTAACTCCTCACGCTGCGTAGGGGTGATAGTTGCGGCGCCAGTAGCTGGGCTGATCTTCCTCGTCATCCCTGAACACGTTCAGGTGCGACTTGAGGTAGCCCGCTTGGTTCAAGTAGTGCAGGGCTTGCGAGATGGAGTCCACATAGTCGTCGTGTTCGTCGTTGGGGAACATGGTAATTTCCTCCAACATCTCTTCGCACCATGTAACGGGCTGTCCCGGATACTTCTGGCTTTCAGGCAGATAGATGAACCCGTCTTTGATTAACGGCGCCACCACGTTGGCCCGCTGCACTTTGTCGGCGCGTCCTGGGTTGAACTTGGAAACGGGGATACCCTCCGCTTGCAAGTCCTGACGCAAGCTGATGCCGGAGCCTTTATCTTCAATGAGGATAGTGTTCGCGTGCTGTTCGTACGTCCCGTACCCCGCCATCCACATTTCCCGCGCTTTCTCGCGCAGCTCAGGAAAACTCAAGCGATCGGCCCAGCAGTCGATGAGCAGCGCGTTGTAGCATTTTGTGTCGCTGTCAAAGAACACGCCCCACACTGTACATGCGGTGCGGTCGGCGTCTTTCACGGTCTTCTCGGTGAACGCAGTGTCGAGGGAAATGAGGATGTGACTGAACTTGGGCGTTTCCTCGCTACAGTCCATCAGCCGGAACCAGCTTTGTTTCCAGATGCCGGCCTCCGACAGATCGAGCAGTTCGCCGTGGATTTCCTGCCGGCCTTGTTCGGTGCCTTCCAGTTGCAGGATTTTCGCCTTGAAGTTGCCGGACAGATTGGAGAGGTTTTCGTACGTTGACGCGCGGCTCACAATTACGCCCTGCCCCTCGCGCTTGATCAGCGTACGCAGTAGGGGGATGGGCTTCGGTGTGGTAGTGATGAGGGTCTTGGTCTGCTTACCAAGCCGCACCGACATCTGAGACAAGTCCCACGCCTGAGTGGGCTTCTCCATAGCGGCCAGTTCGTCATACCATGAGAAGTGAAACTGCGGGCCACGGTAGCGTTCGGGTTCTGACGCGGGGATGCCCTTGATGAGTCCGTCATTGAACAAGATGAGTTCGTGGAGGCTGGAGTTGTACTTTTTGACGGCCCACTTGGGCAGTGTGTTGATGAGCCCCGAGTCGCCCTCAAAGCAAGTGTCGCGGATGTCGCCCGATGTAGGCGCAGTGACTAGGGAGCGGCTCTCGGGTGTGGACAGACTGAGCCAACCCAGTTCGTTAGAGGCGCACTTCGTTTTCCCCGCGCCGCGCCCCGCCATCAACATCCAGATATCCCACGGGATATTGGTGGGGGCCAGTTGGTAAGGGTGTGCGCTCTCCAACCACTCAAGCCTCCAGTCCAGCAGTTGCTTCCACTGAGGGGTGAGGTCGCGCAGTTCAGAGACGAGCGATTGTGAAGGAACTATCATCGGTTACTTCACTCGCTGTAGCTGCTTGCTCTCTTGGATCTTACCCGATAGAAGGGCCTCAACCCGTTTCAGCAATTCGATGCTTTGAGCTTCGCGCTCTTTGGTCTCCCGTGTGTCCTTAGTCTCCACGGTAGTGGGCATCTTGCGGTGGACAAAGTCCAGCACCGCACGGGCCGCGCTAATGCGGTCAAGCGTCTTCGCCGAGCTAGAGCGGTAGGTCTTGACGAGGTACTCGATCGGCGTCTCGCCCGTCCTCTGTACCCAGTCCACCACTTCGCGGATGTCGTTGCCGACGGGGGGCGCTTCAATGGCGAGTTTGTCAGACTGAGCGCGGTACTCGTCTCGTGCCATGATCATAGTGTTCAGGTACTTGGTATAGTACGACTGACGCTGCATGAAATGTTCGTACTCTTCGGTGGCTCCTGGGGCGGGCTCGTTCGGGATATCTTGCAGCCATGCCTCCACCTCAGACTGTGTCAGCTGATGGATTTCTTTCTGGAACCGCTGGTCGTCCGTGGGGTACGCAAGGTCCGTAACTTCAAGTAGCATAGCTATCTCCTATTGCCGTCAGGGCTGTAATAGTTTAACCTACAATGTGGTGGTGTGTATTGTAGCTACGCTCGGGGTGGGGGTCATATCTAAGCATGGTGGCCAGATGAGCGGAAAAGTCTACAAAAAATGTTGGAGATACACACCAGAGGGACCCGAGGAACGAGAGTAGAAAAGTGTGGGTAGAGTGGCGTCTCTGCGTCTCGTCTCATGCTCTCTGCTCGTCGTCTACTGCTCTGCCTCTGGATGGCTCTCTCGGCCCTTGAGCTTACCTCCCTGCCAACCAATCTTGTCACACATCACGCAGGCACCAGAAGAGGTGTAGCGTGGCGAGAAGTGCCCGTTACGGCATGGCGTGTTCGTGGTGTACGTCTTCTGGTTGAGGGCAGCAGCTTCTGCCTGAAGCCGAGCATTCTCCTCACGACGGAAGGCCCGAAGCCCGACGTCCGCTTGAGCCAGCGCAGTCTTCGCACGGCGCACGGCGGCCTTTGCCTGCTCCAGTTGGACGCGTGCCTCTGTCTCGATGCGGGTTGCTACGTCCAGCTCCGCTTTGAGCTGAGCCTTGTACTGCTCGTGCTTGACCGCCTCCTCCACGTGAGCATGACGCGCCCGCGCCGCCGCCAGCTGACGTTCAACGCTTGCGTCATAGTTTGGGTTCTGCCCGTAGGCTGTCTTTGTCATACTTAGATATCCTTCGTTTTGCTATACGCCCTTATTATAGCCGCCCCCGCGCACTAAGCACGCGCCCCAGCAGCAGAGAACTTTTAAGTGGTTTTAAGTGGTTTTGGTTTTTACTTAATAATGACAAACCACTTAAAAACCCCATCTAAGGACCTTCTTAAACTACTTAAAACCACTTAAAACCTCTCTTTCCCTCATAAACCATGGCTCTTTAAGTTTTTTAAGTATTTTAAGTATTATTTTTAATGAGAATGATGAGAAACCAGTAAAAAACCACTATCTTGAAGCATTGATCTATTGCTCTGCTGGTCTCAGAATGGCTCTTACTACCGAGAAACACCCCAAAACCCCTTTCCCTATACGCCCCACCAGAAAATACTTAAACATCTTAAACCACTTAAAACACCCCCACCTGACGTGGGGCGGCCCTAAAAAGCGAAGTCCTAAAACTGCTTAGACGGACCTAAAATCCGTCTTCGACACTAGGGCCACCCCAAACGCCCCCTAGTCACCATCCTAGGCCACACGCTAACAGGCGGGCTTCATGCACGCGCTCAACGGGGATGCCTGACTGGAGGGCGACAATTTCGGGCGTGAACGGCGTATCCACGCAGTGCAACGCGCCGTGTGCAGCGGTGACGGCGAACGGCCACGTATCGCTGATACCGATCACCTTCTCCGTTTCGATGACTAGCACGTCCCCCGCGCTAACCACCGCCCCCGTGTCCACGTGCGTGCCCATTTGGGAGCTATCGTACGCGTCAGGGGTGCTGCTGAAGTAATGAAAGTGTTTGCGTGCGGCGGTCATTGTATTTCTCCTAGATGGGGCGGGCGGCCGTAGCACTCCACCAACGCCACTTGTAACGCGAGGGCCGCGCGGGCAATATCATGCGTCGGGCCCAGCAACGTCATCGTGACAAGAATATCGTACAGCACCGCATAGGGCACTTCAACGGGGGGCGGCGCGGCCCCGTCCGACACTTGGATAGCGATCATATTGCGGCTCCCTGCGTGTGCGCCCGTACAATGCGGGCCTTGTCCAACCACGCTTGCTCGGTCTTAGACAGATCGCGCACGCGGAGGCTGAGCTCAAACTGCCGCACGGCGTGATCAAGCAGTTGCGCGGCTTCATAGCGACCCAACGCCATAAGGGCTAACTTCTCGCTGACGCAATCCTCGTGATCGATGTACTCGCCTTCCAAGTCCAGCGCAAGAGCTTGCCAAGTCTTGTCATTGGTGCGCACTATGACGCCCAGCCCCGAGGGGCTATACCAAGTGGGTAGGCCGTCAAAGGCCATATCGGGGGTGTAAGTAAAGTTCAAAGCGGTCATGGTGGGCTCCTTAGGCGGGGTCAGCAGCGTTGATCCAGTCGATACCGTCTTGCACGCGATCAAGGACCTCGGTCCAAGCGGCAAGGGCGCAGCTGGCCATTTCATTGGTGCAGAACGACGTGGAGCGGGAGGGGAACCGCGCCCCGCGAATCAGCTCTTTGTTTGCGTGCTCACGCAAGATTTCCAAGGCACGCAGCCCGCCATAAGGGGTTGTCAGCGTGGCTTTGATAGCCTCATCACCTTTCAGGTAATTCAGGGC